TTTTCTATTTAATTGCTTTCTTTTTTCTATGACCTCGCCATGTGTAGATAAGCCATATTTACTTCGTGCATATTCTTTTCTAAGATTTCTAATTGCTGCAGAAATACTAGGCTCTCCAAAGTAATAGCCTTTTCTTTCAAACTCTTTTCGTAAATCCCAAAAAGTCCACCAGTCACCATTGCTCATAAGAGCAAACACCAAATCATCTAATGTTAATTTAGGCATACAAATCTACCATTTTTTCGTAAGAACTTTTTAGAGTTGCATCTTTGCTATCTACTGCAAGATATGCTTTTTCAATCTCATCAGTATTTAAAATAAACAATTCTTTTCTTTTGGTTTCGTCAAGCAAAGCCATTTTAACTCTAATTGCCTGTATATAGTCCACTGGCTTTTCATCTACAGTTACAGAATCATCTGTAAGATTCTTTAATATATAGCCAGTTCTCGTATTGTTTTTAACAACTTTTACAGCAGGTTTAGTGTTCTCTCTGTCTGTTAAATCTTCACCTCTGTAAATATGCGCACCTAATCCAAACATAGACATACATTTAGTCAAACATCTCATTTTAGTATTTGCTACATCTACCACATTCCAATCTTTCTTGGCATTGTTGTTAAAGTCAGTTATTGCTAACCACATGCTACGACTTACATTTCTAATAGTAACAGTGCAGTGAACAGAAGCAGAGCCGTCAGGGTAAACCAAACAGTCCATAACTCCATAGGTGGGATGATTAAATTCTTTAAACTCGTAATCAACTTCAGGAAAATATTTATGTATTTCTTGCCACATATCAGTCCAACTTAAATAATCAAACTTACCTTTTTTATCTTTAATTTTATCCATGCTGACCTGATTCAAGGTTTCCCATATTTCTTTATAGTTCTCGCTCATTTTATTCTCCATAGTTTTTTTGCAGCATCTCTGTCTATACCATTTGACCAACGCCAATCGTCAAAGTCAGGATAGTATAAAGAAGCTACTTGGTTTATATCATCTGAATAGGAAAGAACATTCATCATTGCTAATGATGCCTTTCTTAGTTCAATGACTCTTTTTCTTACATCTGTAATTTCTATAGATACGACTTCGGCTTTTGTCTTAGTCACATGTATAAAATCAGCATAAGGTATGCTTTCTTCTGCATAAGCGTATAGGCTTAGCTGACGACAAATAGTTGCAGGTATCTTAGACATAAGTCTACCTGTGGTCTTTATATCTCTTGTAATACCCTCGTATTGAAGATCAATATACCCAATGATTGGCACAGGTATATCTTCAAATTCTACTTCAATTCTTTTTTGACATTCTAAAGGTTTACCTAATTTAGAATAAAAAGGTATTGCTACCTCTAAGTATCTTTTTAAGTTTTCTTTTTCTTGGTCTACCTTCGCAAGATCATAGTTATAACTGCTACTGTTATCTTCAAACATAGTGTCATATTCTAATTCTGCATTAGCAATGGCTCTATGCAGTTTTTTCTCTATAGGCATATCCCATTGAAATGAACTACTTATTACATTGTCTACAACTGACCCTCTCCACATAGCAGGATTTGATTGTATTCTGTGACCACTGATCTTTAATATCCAAGATGCAGGATTGGTTATAAAGCCATTAATAGCACTTGCTGATAGGTGTTTAATGCCGTGAACTTCAAATGGATTATTTTTCATAGTCCGTAACCTTGTTTTGATACATACCCTTGTCTAGTTCTAACAACGGTGTTGGTATTTAAGCCTGTTTGATTTTCTAGTTTTCCAATAACTTTAGCGATTTCAAATTTAAGAGTTTTGGTTAATAACTCTACTTCTAAATCACTTATCTCAAAACCTTCTGCATCTCTAAGAACTTGTCTTGCTATAGGATTCATAATATCTAAACCCCCAAAACAGGATTGATATACATGATCTTCTAAATTAGCTATAGATGACAGAATCAGTATCTTTGCTAGATGGTTAACATTCTTTATTTCTTCATTTTTATATTTCATTTTATTACCTTTAATTTATTACCTTTTAGGGTAGTGTTTATTTAATATAGTCAGTATAATTCATTTATGGAATAATTAAAACCTAAATATGAAATTAAAAGAATACTTAAAAACACATAAACACACCCAGATGTCTTATATAGAACAAATAGAAATGGCTACAGGAGTTCGTGTCCCACAGGGAACTTTTGCTAAATGGATAACTGGTTCACGCATACCACGAAAGAGTGAAATAATAATGCTTTATAAGTTAACAGAAGGCGCTGTACAGCCAAATGATTTTTACATAGGAGAATAAAAATGAATGTCGTAGAAAATAAATTAAATGAATTGTTGCCATACAAAAATAACCCTAGAAAGCATACAGACAAACAAGTATTGCAAATAGCAGAGTCAATATCTGAGTTTGGATTTGTTAATCCAATTTTAGTTGATGAAAAAAATATGATACTGGCTGGTCATGGTAGATATCTTGCAGCACAAAAACTAGAAATGGAAACTGTGCCTGTTGTTGTTATTGACACTTTATCGGAAGATCAAAAAACAGCTTTGGTTATTGCTGACAATAAAATAGCCATGAACAGCACATGGGATGAAAACCTGCTTTGGGAACAAATTAGACAGCTAAACGACAAAGGTTTTAATCTAGATTTATTGGCGTTTGACGAAATGGAAATATTGCCAATGACTGATCCTAATACAGTTCTTGACCCACTAGCAGAATGGGAAGATATGCCTGAATATAATCAAGAAGATTTATTGGCTTATAAAACTGTTTATGTACATTTTAAGAATGAGGAAGATTTTAAAAACTTTCAACAATTTATTGCGCAACCTATGACTGATAAAACAAAATCTATTTGGTACCCTAAACAAGAAGATATGAATACCGAATCTAAAAGATATGAATAATCAACCTAGATTTCCTTTATATATACCCTCAAAAGGCAGATACAATTCAAGATTAACTTCAAAATACTTAGACTCCATTGGTGTGCCTTATAGGTTAGTTGTAGAGCCTGAAGAATATCATCATTATGTTGCTGCAACTGGTGACAAAAACAAGGTATTGCAATTAGATATGTCATACAAAGAAAAATATGATTTATGTGACGAGCATGGACTAACCAAAACCACAGGCAGTGGACCTGCTAGAAATTTTATTTGGGATCACAGTATATCTGAGGGTCATGAATGGCATTGGATAATGGATGACAATATTAGATCATTTAGAAGGTGGAATGATAACGAAAAGGTAAAGGTAACAAATGGAACTCCTTTTCAGGTAATGGAAGATTTTGCCCTAAGGTATAAAAATGTTGGCATGTGTGGTCCTAATTACACTTTTTTTGCACCAAGCAAAGTAAAAAAACCACCATTCACATTAAACACTAGGATTTACTCTTGTAATTTAATACGGAATGACATTCCTTACAGGTGGAGAGGAAGGTATAACGAAGATACTATCTTGTCATTAGATATGATTAAAGAAGGGTGGTGCACTATTTTATTTCAGGCTTTTTTACAGGAGAAAATGACAACTCAAACAGTAAAAGGTGGAAATACAGACGAATTGTATGCTGATGGCACAAAAGACAAATCTCAAATGCTAGTAAATCTACATGGTGATGTAGCTAAGTTAGTTTGGAGATATGATCGTTGGCATCATTTTGTGGACTACAAGCCATTTTCTATAAAAAATAAATTAGTACGCAAAGATAATTTAAAAATTAAAAAAGGTGTAAATAATTATGGTCTTGAACTAAAGGTAAAAAAAAACAACATTAAAGATTTTAATATTAATATAAATGAGTTTTTAGATTCTTGTTCTAAATATTTAAAAGTAGAAAAAAATACCATTAAAGATGAAATTGAAACCAGTATAAAACAATTTCACAACCAAGAAAAAGATATAAAAGAATTAGGAAAGTTAGAAAAAATTTGGTACCAATCTCTAAACAAAGATATTGATTATTCGGTGTATTCAAGTGATTTTTATTTTGCAGAAGTATGGAAATGTTGGATTTTATATTCAAGAAAATATTTAAAAAATATACAAAAACCTAATTCATTGCATGATAGAAGTATTTACAAAGATATGTCCGATATTAGAACAGTAATAGATTTAGGTTGTGGAATGGGTTATACAACTGCTTTTCTTAAATTACTATACACACACGCAGAAGTATTAGGTACAAACTTAGAAGATACTTTGCAATATAAATTAGCAAGTGAGTTAGGGAAAAAATATAATTTTAAAATTATTGAAAATTTGCCTGACAAACAAATTGATTTAGTTTTTGCATCAGAATATTTTGAACATATTGAAAGACCGATTGAACATTTAAAAGATTTAATACAAAAAAATAAACCTAGATATTTACTTATTGCCAACACATTTAATCAACCTGCTATTGGTCATTTTGAAAATTATTTACATATTAATAAAACTTATAAAGGAAGGGAAATATCAAAACTTTTTAATGAAACTTTAAAAGAAAACGGCTATAAAAAAATACAAACCAAATTATGGAACCAAAGACCGAATTACTGGAGGTTAGAATGAATATATTAATAACAGGTGGCGCAGGATTTGTTGGAAGCAATCTAGCAAAAGAACTTTTAGAGCAAGGAAATAATATTTATGTTTTAGATAATTATTTCACTGGCAAGACAGAAAATAAGCATGAAGGTGTTGTTTATTTTCACGGAGAGACAAGAGATATTATTAAAATTTTTTGTAACAGTGAAAGAAAATCTGTTGATTTTGATTTAATTTACCATTTAGGCGAATATTCAAGGGTAGAACAAAGTTTTTATGATATTGATTTAGTTTTTCAATATAACTGGCTAAGTATTTACGAAGTATTAAAGTTTGTAAAAATCAAAGGCGCTAAGATTGTTTATGCAGGTTCAAGCACAAAATTTGGTGATGAAGGCGATACTAAATATTCTAGTCCTTATGCTTTTACAAAACACACCAACACAGAATTAATCAAAGCCTATTGTGAGTGGTTTAATATAGATTATGCAATTACATATTTTTATAATGTTTATGGTGATAATGAAATATCTAGTGGCGAATACTCAACTGTAATTGCTAAATTTTTACATGAGATAAAAATATTAGATGCAAAAGAATTGCCTGTGGTAAAACCTGGCACACAAAGACGAAACTTTACACACATTAAAGATATAGTGAACGGCTTGGTTTTGGTAGGCAAAAATGGAAAAGGTGATAACTATGGTATTGGTAGCCAAGAATCATTTAGTATTATTGAAATAGCAGAAATGATGAAAATGCCTATTAAGTTTATTCCTGAAAGAAAGGGTAACAGGATGCAAGCACCAATTATTGCAGAAAAGACCAAAATGTTAGGTTGGAAGCAAGAATATAAACTTGCAGATTATGTAAAAGAAAAACTTATTTAATATTAAATTGTTCTATATATGATGATTCCCAATCTTCGTCAATATTATGGTATTTAACAAAACACCTTTGGTCTGTATCATACTTAAATTTAGCTTCACCAATTTTTCCATATAAATCTTGCTCTCTTATTTTTCTAGTAATAACACTTGTGCTGTTATCGTCAAAATCTCTATGTATAGTTAAAACTGCGTCAGCTTGATTGTGCCAATGTGCTGCACCACTAATATCGTAAGCTGTCGGTGGTAAATAAGAGCCGTCATTGGTCTTAGGTAGCTTTGTAGGGTGTGCTATTACCCAACAAACTATTTCATATATCCTTGTAAATCTTTTGCAGAGAGAAATAAAGTCTCGTATATGCTCATCCTCCCTTTGATTACCTTGTCTTACTGCTGATACTTCATTAAATGGGTCAATAACCAAACCATTAATTCCGTGTTTATAAATTGCTGATTTTGCAATAGAAAGTATAAGGTCAATAGAAGGTATAGCATCTTTAGTTTCTATAAAATAAAAGTGTTTGTGTATAAACGCCAATGCTTCGTTTAACTCTGCTTTGGTCATTCTATTTTTTAAGCCTTCATCAAAGGGTTTTTTAAGATACATCTGTACCATTCTTCTGATATGCATTGAGGTACTATGCTCAGGAGAAAACATTGCAAACGACCAACCATGTTGCTTGGCTAAGTTTATTAATATCTGGTCTGTAAAAACGGATTTTCCGTGATTAGGTATACCAGTTATTACATGAAATGTACCAGTCATTATCTTATATATATCATCTAGACCTTCC